ATCACTTACGCGACTCCCAATCCGAAAAGTTTAGGAGTATAATAAACGCCGAAATTTAATTTATATTGCTGCTTGAATTCGGCGCATCTATCTTTGAATAATTGCTCTATTCTCTTGGCTACTTTCATACCCTCAACCGTTGTATGATCTTGATGAATGAGAATTTGAAGAGCTTCTGCCAAGCCGAGCTGACCAATAACAATAGTGCCATGCTTCAACGCGCTTCGTATCCCCTCTTCTGGATGGTAGCCAAGCATAGTATGATTCTCATACATAAACTTTGCACTATCCGGAGATTGAGAACAAATCCAGTCAAAACGCTCAATTAGCATATCTTTTGCTTCGTGAATTTTTTTATCAAGAATTTCCATAAAGGCATCAATAACGTTGCCACCTTTATATTTTGTGCCGTCCTCATCGGTTTCCCAAGGCTGACTATCAAGTTTCTCCCAGGCCATCATAGCGAGAGTTGGTAGAATAATTGTTACGGGGCAAATGTTTCCACGTCCATCCTTAGTCTGAGGGTTGACACCTGGTTCTGCATTGATGTCTGCTCCGTTTGCTGTTCTACACGTTTTATCTGATGTTGCCATCAGCACTGACTATATCATCTATCTTTTATAAGATAGCCTTTCGCTTCGAGCTAGTGCCTATCTCTAGCCCTACTCCCTTACATTCATCAGGGATAGTCGATACACCTTATTCTGGGTAATCATCATTTTCATACGCAATTTTCCATTCGCCTTTGTAGAGACATTTAATTTTTCCTAAACATCTTCTTGAACAAAATTGATGATTAGTTTCATTAAAAAAATCCTACATCTGCTTTTGAGTATCAAAATGATATTCTTCGTTTGTGATTATATTTTTACATTTTACTTTTGTAGAATGAGGATTTTTTGCCCCTAATTTAGTTTGACGAATTTTTTCTTTTATAGCATCTAATTCTTCTTGTGTTTTTTTACTATATGTGTTTCCACCGCATTTATATTCCGCATTTGTTTCATTATAACCATCTTCAATACTATTATACCAAGAAATCCAATAATGTTCTTTTGCGGTTAATTCTCGTTGAGATTTTGCGGTATCTATGATTTCAATAGTAAAAGCATCTGGACCATAATACCTAATTGCTCTAGCAAAATGAGTATCTATAATATTATTTAGAGCATCTGTTTTATGTCTTTTCCAACGCTCTTCCACAGGACGAATTGTTTGTCCTATATAAACTTTGTTATTTTGCGTATTTGTAATTTTATAAATATACATTTTAAACAACTCCTTTTTCCGTTCATTTTATATGAAAAATGTTCGGCACCTATTATAAGGAATTGTCCCAAAATCTTGGCACGGTCTCATCCCATAAGGACCTAACCGTTAGCCAGCGTTTTACCAAATTTTTCCGGTAATTTTTTTGGTAAGCCGCTGACACCCTCGGGCGAGGTTCAAAAGGTTTTACATGGGCTGTAGTTTTCGCTTACCCATGGTACTGAAATAAGTTTTGGGGTCATTTCTATCGTAGCCTGTATTCCCTGACCAGTCCACATTAGCATAGTTGGGGTAAAGTCTTTTTGCTGTAGATTCTAAAGCTAATTGATACATGTCGTAATTAGGATCTCCTGGTTCACGATTAACTCCTTTCATTAACTGAAAAATTCCACACGGAAATATTGATGTTTTATGTAGTTTACCAAGCCCTTCAATGCTGACTTCAAGAAGAGACTGTGTAATTAATCTACCTTCTGGAAGAGTGCATGTGCCATAATTTACGGATGTGAATGGCAACTAATTGCCGGATCTTGACTATAATGTATTTAAATTATGATAAAAACCTTCGACTGCTTGATGAACTTCTCTTTCTGTCATTACCATGGCATAATCATAAGCATTCGGACAGTTAAGATCTTTATAAAATTCTCCATCAATAGCTAAATCAGTAATTTCTACCCCATCAGGCGGTGTACAGTCAAGAATTCTGTGTTCAACCCAAACAACTCCATCTCTGAAATGTTTATGAAAAGACTTGCGTACATAGGGTACCATAGTCCAATCAAGATGGGTTGCACTTACGCCACCAAACTACTGAAGACTTTGCAACTAAAAAATTACTGCTACAAGCTAGAACGCTGTATTCACCGAACCGGCCGGCCGCACATCAGTTTGGCGAGTGTTAAATCCATTTGCGAGTAAGTCATCAAACGGGATACTTAAACAATTGTGAGAACCAACAGCATACGCATCAAGGTCATGAATATAAATCATATTACCTTCATGGTTCTCTCTTGCCATTTTTGATACAAGATTATCAAGTGCATATTGTTTGGTCATATAAGATGCTGCTTCACCAATACGTCCTCCAAAAGAATGTTCATCAACATTAGCGTTTTGATTTTGAACATTTCTCGCTTCAAGCTTTTCTCCAATAGCATCAAAGAAATCGCTTTTAACATCTCTAGCAACTTCTTTCTTATAACGATAACGAATATATGCACGCGCTACATCTCTACGTTGAGAAACCATAAGGTATTCTTCTACCATATCTTGTACTTCTTCAACTGTTGCCTGTTTATCTGGATGACATTGAAAATATGACTCAATTTCATCCGCTATATCGTTTGAAGTATCGGTTTCATAAAGCTAACCATCTACTTCAAGTAATGCTTTGTTTATGGCATCTACAATTTTTTGTTTATCAAATTCTGCTGTAGTTTTATTTCTTTTGTAAATTATCATAAACAAACCTCCTTACTAAAAATTGTATTAAGTTTTTTGAAACTCTACTATATTTAGTTTTTTTAATTATTTTATTTATCTTTTTTGTCCAAATCTGCAATTAAGTAATTAATATACCACTATGCCTTTTTTAAATCTTCCGCGCCGTTCTTTAACTTCCAACGCCACAAATACTTAATAGCGTTTGCGGTACAGACGGCTTCAATGCCCGTTAAATCTGCGGTCGCAGCAGCAAGTGCTTCAATGCACTCAATACCGCCAGCAGTATAATGAGCAGGATGATTAACCATATCTTTTTCCATAGGCTACTCCTCTTCTTCTTGTTGTAATTCCTTCCATAGTTCTTCTTGTTGTAATTTCTTCAATTGTGCCTAATTTTGCACTACATGTTCATGATCACAAATACGAGAATACTAGATATGATAACACTTTGGACAATGATACTCATATTGTGGTGGATCAGAAGTAAGAACCACCGGGGTACGCCACATTAGTGTTCCACATTTCTCGCACATTACATTACATTCTATCATTATTTATTTCCTCCTACAACCGCAAATCATCTGGAGCTATGTAAAACATTTCTGGTTTATAATCTGCGTAAAGCACAGTCTTCTTTTGGTAATAAATTTTTATGTCCTAATTATTCTTTAAACAATACCAATGATACTTCACATTTGAATATTCTGGACGGAAGCGATACTCCTCACCTGGCTTTACAATTAAATTCTCCAATATCATTTTATTTAAAGGAATTTCTACATATGCTCCATAATCACCTATTACTATATGAGAATATCCATAACATACTAAGTTATTTAAATTATCATACAATTCGCAATTTAAGTTCCCATTCACCTAAAAATAAGATGGTAATGCTGCTAGGTAGAGTTTCCTCTACTTAGCAGACAAATCTTTATTTAATGGTTTATATTTATATTGTTGAACCAATTCTTCAATCGTCATTCTTCGTCCTCTCCTTTATATCTTTCAGCCTAAAGAGTTAAATCTCCATTATCAGCGATATCAAGAATATGATATAGTTGATGCCCAAACGAAGATGCATACTTCTTACTAATAAAGTCGTCTCCAGAACGAAGCCCTAATACAAGAATTTTTTGTCCTCTATTGAACCAACTTCGTTCAACAACTTTTTTGGTACCATCGTCTTGTATTTTAGATGCCTGTTTATCAAACATAGCAAAAAACTGCTTAGAAAACTTAACATTTACTACTCCTGTTGGAGTTAATAACGAAATTGAACTTTTTAATTTATTTTTTGCAATACATGTGCCACAAATATGAGTTAATTTAAAAATATTAATTACCTTATCACCTTTGGTAAAAGTTCTTTCAACTACTGGCTCAGGCGGAAGTTTAAAGAAATCTTTAATTCCATATTGGTCAAAATTAATATTGGCTAATTCATGTTCATGATAATAAAAACACATAGCTTCCATTTCCCAAGAAGAATAACTACCTTGAGCATATTTGTCCCAATCTTGTTTAAAAATTAAATCATTTAAATTTTGTAATATAATATCTTTATCTGCGGCTATCCATTCTCTAAAAATATCCATTTGCTTTTGATAAAATTTGTCCCACTGTTTTATTTCCATAAATTCATTTTCTTGGACAAAATCAAAACAGGATATTTCTGTTAAAAAATTAATAGCTCTATTATCTAAGAAATAGAATATATCGTTAGACTTGTTACGACAATTACTTTTTAAATATCTATTAAATTCATAGATTCTTCTTGCGGTAATTCGCTGCTCCGTGTCCTCTGGCAAAAGATTATATTTTATTAAGCTAGGTAGATTTTGCAAAGTTAATCGAGCTTTTTTATCGCAAGTTTCCCAAATGTACCATGCCATACAGAGCTTGCGATCGATCATATTGTCAAATGCGCCACTTTTTATCAAAGATATCATTGCTTGCTTTTTAGGCTTTACGCGCAGATAGAAATCTTTTACTGATATATAAGGTCTTTTATCAATAATATCTTTGACAGTTTCATCATTGACATTTAATAAAGCTTTCATGCCAAAAAGAATTTGATTATTTTCTACGTCTGGTCGAAAGCCATAATCAGATCTATTGATATCAACTAGACTAATTTTTATACCTGACATAATTGTATCGCCTAATGCTTTTGCCATCTTTGTGTAATCGGTATTGGTAGTAATATCTTCATCATTATCTTCATCAGAGTAATTTTCATTACTACCACTATTGATAATCAAGCAAGCACAATTCCAATAAATAATTGGAAATTTAAATGCTAAGTTCATTTCTTGAAGAGCTACTAATGAATAAGCAAGGGTGTGTGATAAATTCTTTACTACATTTAATTTCTTAAACCAGATTTAATCTGTTGTAGTCTGGACTATACCTTCCTCTTCTTCTGAATAAAGTAAGAGGTTACTATTATAGTCTCTGAACGTCTTTCGGATTTTATTATATTTACGAGCCATTCCAAAAGGCTAATTATATACAAGTGCAATTAATTTTAAAATATTTAGAGAATTAGCTGTTTCTATTCTATATAAATCATCGTGAGTTTTAGTGACATGAATATCCTATAAAAATAATTTATTAATTAAAATATCTAATAACCAATTAGCGAAATCTGGTGATTTTGTGATAATATATATCGCTGGGGCGCCATAAGAAGTTTCAAATATACAGCCATCACCATCTATAATACCACGAATAATATAGGGTATATATTTTTCTTCTTCTGGTAATAAAATTGGTGGCTATAAAGTGGCAGTTTTATTTTGAACAACTCCAAATCTTGCTAAGTCCTAAACCAGCGCTTTATCGCTAATAATAAATCTATATCTATTTTTTTTAGGTTTAATTAGTTCATTGCCACTAGACGGAGCATAAACTTTGTAGTCTTTGCCAATAGTTTTTGAAAGAAATGCTATACAATCTTCATCTGTTAAATCAATGCCAACATCAGTACCCCGTGAAATATAACCGTCTGTTAATAATAATCCAATAAAATAAGCATCAAAATTACTCTAAATTTTTGTTAAAGAATATTTATACTCTTTTCGATTTTCTTGTGCCTATTTTATTAAATCTTGGTAATTATTAGGGTAATGCTTTTTTACTTTATCAATAATAGATTTTTTTGAAGCAAAATTATATTTGCTCATTAAAGATTGAACACTCGCTCCAGAAACATACTCTTGTACTAATTGAAGTTCTTGCTCTTGAGATAATTTTTTAATTCCCATATTTATTCCTCCTAAAACAATAACCTTGGTCATTAAAATATGGTTATTGTTTTAGTTAAATTAATTGTTTTTGTCCGAAATTTCGCTGCGGATAACCCAATTTTCAACGATTTTACCATACCTTAGTCATTACCTTCGCCACTAATATATTACTATATTAGCTTGGTTGTTGAAACTCTAAGGGATTTCCCGCAATTTAAGTAATTTTTTAACTATATATTTCTATATAGGGATCCAATTTAGTTTAAATCCATACCCGCGACTTGTAGCAACTAGCACGTTCCATACATAACGGCACAGATTATAGCTTAGTCCTTTTGCCGCAGTTTGTTCAAAGTATTCCTTAGTCAATTCTTCGTACTCTTTAGGATTTTTCTTAGCTATACTTTTTCTTAGTCGATCTGCCCAGTTCAAGTCAAAACCACCACAAGCAGGATCTTGGACGAGCATCATAAAAGCTTCCTGAGATTCACAAATTCCATAAGAGCCTTTTACATATGGTTCAAGAATTTTTTGTTCTTCTTTGGTGAGACCGTACATATCCATTTCTTTATACCAAAGATTTATGTTTTGCTTAAATCGAGCATATTTTTGTAGAGGTTGTTCTGCATTTTTATCTTGTGCCATAAGACGAATAACAGAATTTAAGTGCGCTAAATCTTCGACACTACGAGGTTTTGTTAAAGCAATGCCCTGAATTCCACTTTGCTGTTCCATTTGGAAAAGAGATAAAATTTGATGTTTATGTACCATTTCCCACATTTTAGGGTCATTTCGTTCAAGGTTATAAATACCAATTACTTTTTCATAGGTTTCTTTTAAAGTTGCTTCTGGCTCAATAATTTTATCTTGAATAAGTAGATCAAGGCAAGCATGAATTTTGTCTTCTGCTTCTACTGAAAGAGCATCATATTTAATAAGACTTGCAGCCTCTGAGTCATGGAGGTCAAAAGCTGTTACTATTGTTCCATCTGGAGCACGCATCAATCCAGTAGAATTAGTGAATGGCTCGTCAACAAAAATTACTCCACCTGCGTGAATACCAGAGCGGCAAACTAATCCTTCTATTTTTTGTGCTACTTGCCAAAGTTCTGGGTGATTATCCATTTCTTGAATAAATAAAGGAATTGGCATAAAGTCATTATCTTTATCACCGTAATAACATTGTTTTAAAGTTCTAATAATTCCTCTGTCAGAAGGAACTAAAGAAGCAATATACTGAGCTTCATCAACCTCTATTCCGAGTCCGCGAGCCGCAGTAAGGATTGCCGATTTAGATTTTTCTGTTCCAAAAGTAATGACATTAGCAACACGGTCTTCTCCGTAGACTTCTCGAAATTTATTTAAGACTTGCGGCCGGCGCCCTCCTTCTATATCAAAATCAACGTCAAGGACGGACACACGCGCAGGATTAAGAAATCGCCAAGGAACTGTCTTTACACTTTCTTGTAAAGGATTAATTTGAGTAATATCCAAAATATAAAGTAGAATAAAACCAACACCGGAGCCTCGCCCTGGTCCTACAATACTTCCAGCTTCCCAACAGGTATCAATAATTTTTTGAAGATTTAGGTAATAAGCCGACCAATGAGCTTTATTTACATTAGAAGACTCAAATGTCATACGTAGACATTCTTCTATTGCATCATAAACTTCTTGGGTATTTAAATCTTGCCGTTGTTTTAATTTAGAAACAATTGCATTTGCCAATATTTTATCTCCGATATAATCAGAGTTAAAAAAGATGTTAAGATGGGGCATAAAGGCTGAATAATATTCTATTGCATTTCTGTCTTCAGAATATTTTTTCCAGATTAATTGCGGAATACGTAAAGGCTTTAAAAGGCTATAATCTTCGCATTGATTTTTTATATTCAAGATATTTTGATAGCCATACTCCAATTCTGCTTCTGTAAGATCCAAATGGCTTTCCAATTCTTTAGTATCCATCATATAAGTTGTAGCATAGAAGTTATCGACTTCTCTATCACCATCTTGGGAATTTAAATATGCTTTATGTATTGCTGCGTCGGCCGCGGACAAGTAATGACTATCTGTTGTAATTATATAAGGAGCCTTTGTTATAGCTGATAGATTTATTAATTCTCTATTTACATAAGTCTGTTCTTTTGAGGCCGAAGGCTGTAATTCAAGATAAAAATTTTCTTCTTTAAAAATATTTTGCATCTTTTTTATCCATGCAATTATTTTTTGATAAAAATCAATATCTTGATTTTGCTGAAATTGAAGCAGCTTTGTTGCTAGAAAGCCTCCTAAGCAAGCAGTACTACCAATTACATGTCCTGGATTAGAACCAATAATATCAATAATATCTTGATAATAAGTAGGAACTCTGCGCATCCTTTGCGCCACATATGAACGCATCCATGCCCGAGTAGAAATTTCTCTTATTTGCTGATGGCCAATAGCGTCTTTGGCCAATAAGAGAAAATGATAGTATCTATCTTGTGCTCTATCGTAATTTTCATTTGTTAATCCATCTCTAACTAAATAAATTTCGTTGCCGCGAATAACTTTAAAATTAGGATTTTTCTCTTTAATTTTTGAGTAGTATTTTTCAATTTTAATAGCATTACTTACACTGTCATGCTCAGTAAAAGCGATCACTTCATGTCCTAATTCTATTGCATAATCTATTAATCCTTGAACAGTATTAATAGAATCGCGTAAACGCAAATTTGAATAATCTGAATGATTATGAAGAGAACCTGGATAATTCAATAAAAATCACCTCTTTTTTATTATTACTAATCTAGATTGCGCTCGGGTAATTGCGGTATATAAAAATTGTTGTCTCAAAATAGGCTCATTTGGCCAATATTCGTCGCAAAGTAATACCTTCTCCCACTCGCTACCTTGAGCTTTCCATACTGTAATAGCATAGCCAAAATTGGCGTGAAGTAGTATGCCTTGTTTAAATCTTGTAGTTATTTTATATTCTTGAGGTCCTGTAAAAGTAGGTACACCTGTTAATAATTCATTATAATCAAAGTTTAAACACGGATATTGTTCATCACTTTCTTCTCCAGACATAATGATTGCGGCAACAGGTACTCGACAGACTTGACCAGTGATAAAATGCGGATACTCTATATCTGTAATAGAAATATCTTTAATTTTCCCAATAACGCCATTCGTTAAAGGATTAGCTTTATTGGATAAAATATCCCATTCATTATGTTTATTAATTATTTTATCTTCCACTTGGGCGTCTATCGGAAAATTATAGGTTTGTCTTAATAGAGTATTTAATTCATTCTTTTTTTTATTTGAAGCACAAAGAACTTGATCTGCCCATTGAAGCATGCTACCTGTTAAATCTTGCTTGTTAAAGATCATAACTTCTTTATTTTGATAATCAAAAGTCTCTAATGATTTACCTTCTCTTATATGCATTGAAAGGCGGATAATTTCACTCTCTTGCGCTTGCCGCATTATTTCGTCTAGGAAAACATGCGGATGCTGTAAAACGCCATTATCAGTTTCTTCTTTCGAATCACCTATTGGAGGTAGTTGAGCTGGATCGCCGCAAGCTAAAATATAAAAATCCCATGTTAGAAGTAAATCCCATAATTGTTTGGGTAACATTGATATTTCATCAACAACAACTATTTTAATATTTCCATTTTCATACATTTCTTCATAGCTTTTAGGAATAAATTTATATTTACCATTTGGCATTAATTTAGCTTTATATAAAAGTTTATGTGCTGTTGTAGCATTTGGACAACCTTTATTCTTAAGAACATTTGCAGCTTTACCTGTGTAAGCCACATATTTAACTTCAGAAATATCAACTCCTAAAGCAGAAACTATAAATTTAATTAATGTACTTTTTCCCGTTCCTGCTTAAGCATAGCCAGATATTACAGTATATTTTTCACCTGCTTTATATCTGGCTATTGCAGTACGTAAACCTTCTTCTTGCTTATAAGTTAAAACTATATTTTGCATAGGTTTACTTCCCTCCTTTCCGGACTACCTAACTTGTATATTCTTGAAAATAAATGTTATAGCGTTGTTTTAAATAAAGCATTATTTCTTCGTCTTGAAGTTCATCAAACATGTAGCAACGATACTTCTAAAAAAAATCATTATCATACTGACATTCAATTCTATCTATTAAAATATAAAAATCTATACCATCTGTAATAAATGGACTAAAATCATATTGATCTAGTCTTTGTATTAATTCTTCATTCATTTTTAACTCCTATATTTTTACTCTGTATATATTATAATATATTTTTTTATTTTTTTCAACTTTTTACTCTAAAAATTTGCTAGTAGCATTTAGTTTCTGGTGACGGATAAGGCCTGCGTTTGCGCCCCG